AGCCAGATCAACATTGCTGCATGAAATCCAACACGCTATCCAACAGACCGAAAACTGGGGGCGCGGTGGTAGTCCAGAATCTGCCAAACTAATTGCTCAAGCCCAAATTAAGTCTGAACTTGCGCCCTTGGCCACCCCATTTGCGACTAACCGTAAATATTGGGACGATTACGGCGCAGCTGCTAGGTCAGAATACATGGTCCGGCTTGGTGACATTGCGACCAAAGAAAACATCAAACCAAGAACTATTTACAATCTGCAAGATTGGTATGTATACGGTAATGATTACCGGCGTGAGGCTGGTCCACAACCTAAAAAGCCAGGCGCAGCCAGAGATGAATGGTTTAGGGGCGCGGCTCAATTTATTCAAGACCGTAAATTTTCATCCGATGCTAAGTATCAAGACCTGCCATATGACAACCTGCGAGACGCGAAAAACGCACAAAAACGGGCTATGACCCAGATCAAGAAAACCGATGAGGCTGCGCGTCAGTTTCAAGAATTAGGCGCAAAACAAAAACGATTTGACGAATTGTCTGATACAGAGGCCTATAGACGGTTGGCCGGTGAGGCCGAGTCAAGATTGACCCAAGCAAGAGAAACGCTCAATATGAATGAGCGCCGAGAAAACTTTCCGTTTAATGAGCGATATGAAAGAACGACCAATTTAGGTATTAAAACCGTTACAAATCCTTTTGGATTGGATGTTCCAGCCAAAGAAACTGTTGCGTATACCCAATTTGGTGACCCATTAGCAATGTTTTTAAGTAGTAAACCTACCCAAGACCCATTACAGATGTTTATTGGACTTCCAAAGAGTCGATAACCTCACCAGTTTTGGCCATGATTAGGTCTATCGTGCGATTAAGAACCGCTAATTGTTGCTCACCAGTAAGCATTTCAAAGTTTAAGGAATAAACAATAGTTTGCTCACCTGATAGATAAAGATACATATCGTTCATAAATGCCTTTCTTTAAGTAACTTTTCAATATAGTCAAACGCATCCTTATGTTTTTGCTCTAAAGCCACTATTCGGTCAGATTGTTGGCGCAGCATTGCAGCCACATCCTTAAACAACTGGCCAAACTTATCCAGATCATCTGCCATCTCATTTGCGCTCATCTTGGCCCTTTCTCAAAGCAATGTGTTTTTGTAGGATATGCCAGAACTCCGATTTGATTATTTCCATAACTCCTCCATTAGAGTAAACAGTTTACACTATAAGATTAACACAAACAACAAGAAACGATTTATTATTATGTAACTGGAACTTATTGATTGAGTTAATCACTATGGCCGCACCGATAGGAAATTCTAATGCCGTGAAAGGCAAGATGTTTTATGACAAGCTGAGAAAGGTTCTAACTCAAGAACCTCAAAAGCTGGAAAACATTGTTAAGCAGCTCGTTACGCAAGCTGAACAAGGCGAGGCCTGGGCTGTGAAAGAGGTCATTGACCGGTTGGATGGTAAGGCCGTTCAAACAAACCAAGTAGAAAACGCCGATGGAACTCCGCTTTTATCTGGTATTCAGGTCATGTTTGTAAAACCACAAGATGCTTGAGACTTTAGATAAAGCAGTAGCCAACGCAGAATTCCCCGTAAAACTGGCTTTTTTGTTTGAGCCAAAGAGATACAAGATTCTTTATGGTGGGCGCGGTGGCGCTAAGTCTTGGGGAGTTGCCAGAGCGTTACTTATTAAGGCAGCAAAAGACCCTATTCGCATTCTTTGCGCCCGTGAGTTTCAGGTCTCTATTAAAGATTCTGTACACAAATTACTGACAGACCAGATTGACAGTCTTGGATTAGAGTCGTTTTACGAGGTCACCCAGACCAGTATTCGGGGTAAGAATGGCTCAGAGTTCTTCTTTATTGGCCTTAAAAACAATATTACCAATGTCAAATCCTTTGAGGGCGTAGACATTTGTTGGGTTGAGGAGGCCCAGACTGTTTCTAAAACAAGCTGGAATGTCCTAATCCCGACCATTCGTAAGGACAACTCCGAGATATGGATTACTTTTAACCCGGAACTAGAAACTGATGACACATATCAGCGGTTTGTACTCGCGCCCCCAACCAACGCGATAGTCCAAAAAATTACCTGGCGCGATAACCCTTGGTTTCCTATGACCTTGCGGGAGGAAAAAGATAACCTCCAAATGCGGGACACAGAGGCTTACAACACTGTCTGGGAAGGCCTATGCCGTAAGACCGTAGACGGAGCGGTATTTGCCAATGAGATAACCCGTGCTGACCTGGAGGAGCGCATTACCCGCGTACCTTATGACCCAATCAAACCGGTTCATGCGGTTTTTGACCTCGGTTGGTCGGATAATACGGCCATTTGGTTTGTTCAATTTATAGGCTTTGAGATCAGATTGGTCCGATACATGGAGGACAGTCAAAAGACCATGTCCTATTACATGGCCGAGATGCAGAAGTTCGGCTATCACTATGACACCATTTGGCTACCGCATGATGCTGAGAACTCAACTCTGGCAGCTGCTGGGCGCTCGATTGCCGATATTGTCAGGGCAGCAGGTTACAAGGTGCAGATTGTGCCAAGAACTCCAACTGCGGACTCCATCAATGCAGCCAGAACAATATTCAACAAGTGTTATTTTGATAGAGAAAATTGCCATCAAGGATTACAATGTTTAAGACATTACCGATATGATGTGGACCCAGATACCAAGCAATTCAGTAAAACGCCGCTGCACGACATTTATTCCCACGGTGCCGATGCGTTTAAATATCTTGGATTAGTGGTGAATGAGCCCCGTAAATCGGTAACAAAACAAGCCGTGCGACAGCCGGCTGGATCATGGATGGGATGATTATGGCAAACGACCAGCGTATACAAGACGCACAAAAATTCTTGAGATTCGCCAATGATGCGGACTCTTACAATCGCCAGGATGCCCTGGATGACCTTAAGTTCTCATCTGGTGATCAATGGCCAGTTGAGGTGCAGAACTCTCGAAACCTTGAGGCAAGACCCTGCTTAACGATTAACAAACTGGATGGCTTTATCCGCCAGGTCTGTAACCAGCAGCGCCAAGCCAGACCCCGCATGAAAGCGCACTCGATGAACTCGGCTGCCAACGCTAAAGTAGCGGACATCTTGACGGGCATTTTTAAGCATATTGAGGTCAATTCGGACGCAGATACCGCCTACGATACGGCCTTTGAGTTTGCCGTACGCATGGGTTGGGGTTATTGGCGGGTTCTTACCGACTACACACGGGCAGATTCGTTTGACCAAGAAATATACATTAAGCCCATTGCCAACCCTTTTACTGTTTACTATGACCCTAACAGTCAGATGCCAGACGGCTCAGATGCCGAATGCTGCCTGATTACTGAGGTAATGAGCAAGAAAGAATTTAAGGCCCAATACCCTAACGCAGACGATGGCGGCAACTTTAATATGCGTGGTACTGGCGATGCGGACGCTGATTGGATTATGAAAGATGACATTCGCATAGCTGAGTGGTGGTATACCGAGCGCAAAAAGACCAAATTGCTCATGCTCTCAGACGGTACGCAAGTCTATAAAGAGGACGCACCCAGCGATGACATGATGATGGCAGCCGGTATTGAGGTGGTTGCCGAGCGTGAAACCATGCGCAAAACCATCAAATGGGCCAAGCTAACCGGCTTACAAATCCTTGAGGAATCTACTTGGATTGGTAAGTACATCCCCATTATTCCCGTCTACGGCCAGCAACTGGTGGTTGACGATAAGCGCAAGAAGTACGGCATTGTGCGTATGGCTAAAGACCCGCAGCGGATGTACAACTACTGGCGTACTGCCTTAACTGAGTCGGTTGCTCTCGCGCCCAAGGCTAAATGGCTATTGGCAGAAGGACAAGACGAAGGCCATGAGAATGAATGGAACTTGGCTAACATCAAAGCCACGCCAGTATTGCGTTACAAGCAAAAAGACATTGAGGGACAACCCGCGCCGCAGCCAACCAGACTGCAACCAGAGCCACCAGCTGCCGGAATCGTTGAAGCCACAAGCGCTATCAACAATGACCTGCAGACCGTAGTAGGGATATTTGACCCAAATATGATGGCCCAAGGCAATATGTCTGGTAAGGCTATTCGCGGTCAGCAGATGCAGATTGATATGTCGAACTTCCATTACTACGACAATCTGACCCGTTCCCTCAAGCAAACTGGGCGCGTAATCCTAGATTTAATCCCCAAGATTTACGATAAAGAGCGGGTCATGCGGATTATTGGCTACGATAACCAGCCCGAAATGGTAACGATTAACCAGCGCGCCGTGGATGAAAGCGGTACAGAAAAGATACTTAACGATGTAACTGTGGGCGAATACGATGTTTACATGGATACAGGCCCAGGCTACCAAAGCAAGCGCCAAGAGGCAGTCGAGTCTATGGTCCCGCTCTTGCAGGCTAACCCTGAACTATTCCAAGCTGCGGGTGATTTAGTGTTCCGCAACATGGACTTCCCAGGCGCAGATGTTATTGCTGACCGCCTAGCTGCTATGAACCCATTGGCTAAGATTGACGAGAAATCGGATATTCCGCCACAGGTCCAAATGCAGTTGATGGCCAGCCAAAAGATGGTTGCCGATATGCAACAACAGATTGCGGCCTTGACCTTGAACCTGCAACACCAAACCGATGTGCAGCGTATGAAAGAAGAAGGCCAGACCAAGCGCAAACTCATGGATGTTACCTCTAGGGCGTACAACACCGAGACCATTAATGAGGCTAAAGTCAATCAAACCAACATGAAAGCAGTAACCGACCAAAACCGGACCGAGTTAGATGCTATTACCAAACTGTTACTAAAGGGCATGGACTCACGCGCTTTGCAGCAAGAAATGGCCCGCAGAGATGCGGAACAAGGCCAAGTTGCCTCGTTTGCTGAGAGCGAAGTAAATATGAATGAGTCACCATTTTTGCGTGAAGAAATGGCGATTGCCCAGCAACCTATGGTGAACCCTGGAATAGATGATCAAATGGCAGCGCAGTTTGCAGCACAAGAAATGCAACCGCAGCCGTTAGAGCAACCTGCAATCCCTGGCGTACCAATGGGGCCTCGTTGACAACTATCGAAAAACAGTTTCTAATAGATTTAACCTACCGATGGGTTCATCGGGTTTATTCTTGGAGTTAATCCATGTCCGATGCAGAAGTAGTGCAGGAACCAGCAAGGAAACAAGCTGCGAACCTGGTAACAAATGAGAATTTAGCTGAGTTTAATGCACAAAAACTTGGTTTAGCCACTCAGGAAACTCCAACTGAGGCCGCAGAAGCGGAGCCGGTTGTTGAGCAAGAGCGGAGTGAACCAGAGGCAGAAACAGAGGCTGCTGCAGGTGAAAAGAAGCACAACCCGAAACTTGAGAAGCGGTTTTCAGAACTGACCAAGCAGCGCGAAGCGGCCCGCCAAGAAGCGGATCGTGAGCGTACGGCTCGTGAGGCTCTTGAGGCGCGATTGAGGGACATGGAAGCTAAGGCTAATCCGCCAAAATCGGAAGAACCAGACCCTAAACCAGACCCATCGCAATTTAATGATGCCCTAGAGTATGCTGAGGCTCTGGCCGAGTGGACTACTGATCGAAAGATGCGGGAGCGGGATCAAGCAGAACTTGCTCGTAAAGTTGAGGCGGAACAGTCGCGGATGCGACAGAAGTTCCAAGAACGACTAGATAATGCGAAACAAGATTTGCCGGATTATGAGGAAATGATTGCGTCAAGCGATGTCTCGGTGTCACAACCGGTCACCGATGCAATTATTGAGAGTGATGTAGGCCCACAAATCCTATATTACTTAGCCGAAAATCCAGAGTTCGCTCGTGATTTGGCGGATAAATCCATCACTTCACAACTCCGTGCCATCGGGCGTTTAGAGGCTAAATTTGAGAAATCAGAGCCAACTAAACCGAGCGTAAGAGAACCTGTTGCGAAGAAGTCAAATGCTCCGGCACCGATTAACCCATTGAAAGCCGGTGGTAATCCTAGTGATATTGCTTTGGATTCCGACCGTAAGTTTCATGGCACCTACCAGCAATGGAAAGCTGCAAGGGCCTCTGGGAAGATTAGATGACGGATAACTTTAAAATTAATTTGGAGAATTATCATGGCAAATAACTTGCTAACCATCTCCATGATCACCAACGAGGCGTTGATGGTCTTGGAAAACAGTTTGACCTTTACTGGTCGTGTAGACCGTAACTATGATGACCAATTTGCGGTTATCGGTGCAAAGATTGGTAACACAGTCAATGTACGCCGTCCTGGCCGTTTCATTGGTACCACCGGACCGGCTTTAAATGTCGAGGACTTCAACGAGACCTCAACCCCTGTGACCCTCAGCACTCAATTCCATGTGGATACGCAGTTCACAACACAAGATTTGACCTTATCGTTAGATATGTTCTCTGACCGTGTTTTGAAGCCAGCAATCGCTGCTATTGCCAACAAAATTGACTTTGACGGCACCACAATGGCAGTAGATAACACAGCTAATACCGTTGGTACAGCTGGTGTAGTTCCATCTGACATCGCAACATTCCTAACCGCCCAGGCTTATTTGGACGGCGAAGGTTCGCCCCGCGATGGCAAGCGTTCTTGCGTGGTTGATCCCTTTACAGGTGCCTCGATTGTTGGCTCCTTAAAAGGTCTCTTTAACCCACAAGGCACTATCTCTGGTCAGTACGAAAAGGGAATGATGGGTCGCGACACCATTGGTATGAACTGGTATATGGACCAAAACATTGTGTCCCATACTTATGGTTCTTACTCAACCGCCACATTGTCTACCAACACCAGCACATTTACTGGTTCGTTGACAACTGGCTGGGCTCAGACCTCGACAATTACCATTGCAGCTGCAACCGCTAACGCCAACTTGAAGCAAGGCGATACGATTCAGATTGCTGGTGTATTCGCAGTCAACCCACAGAACCGCCAGCCATACGGTGGTAATGTATTGCGTAACTTTGTAGTTACTGCCGATACAACCATCACTTCTGGCGGCACAGCATCTGTAACTGTTTCCCCAGCGATTATTACTGCTGGCCAGTTCCAGAATGTGAGCGTATTGTCTACCTCGTCAACTGCAGTTGTCACACCGTTCAACAAGACCGGTATTGTCAGCCCACAGAACTTGGTATTCCATCGCAATGCGTTTACCCTGGCTACAGCCGACCTCCAATTGCCTGACGGCGTACATTTTGCAGGTCGTGCAAGCGATAAGGACAATGGTTTGTCGATTCGTGTGGTGCGTCAATACACCATTAACAACGACTCCATCCCAACCCGTTTAGATGTTTTATACGGCTGGGCTCCGCTTTATCCAGAACTCGCCTGCCGCGTAGCAGCTTAATAGGAAAGGAACCTAATCATGTCAAATCCAGGACCAGCAAGTACCCAAAC